CTCCTATCAATCGAAAATTCTACCCCAACCATCGTTGCCACCTGGACACCAACGATGCTTGAGAACTGCTTTAGTATAAATGGTTTTCTTACCATTTGTCACAGGACCAGTATAGTTATCATTCAGAGAACCATAAGGATCGTTTACATAGTATCCTTTGCCATCTGGCGTCTTACCAATTACTACACACATGTGCCCACCAGTAGGAGCAGATAAAGAGCCCCTATGCAAGATACCAATAACAACAGGTTTCCCAGCATCAAGACTCTTATCAATATCATTAAAAGAAAGATTGTAACTAAAGTGTGACTTAACTCCATAACCTGCCAGAACCTTTGTCTGAACTGCATGGTCGGTTGTGTCACCAATAGCAAAAACTTTTTTAACATACTCATCATCGCCCTTGATTGAACCTGGCTTGAGGAAAGCAAGGCACATAGCACATGATGAACTGTTACAAGTTCTATGTGCGTCTCTGTAGTTGTCTACTTGATTGAAGTATGGAACTGCAAGAACTGCTGGTGTAGGTGGTTTAGTTCTAAAGATTCCAATCCAATCTGTTTCAGAATCATCCATGAATTCAGCAGGAAGGTTATCCTCTAACCACTGCACTGCTGCTACATGATTCGCATTACCATCATCATAATACTTGAAAAAGTTATGAAGATCTAATGTCATTATTCTCTCGATAGCACTCTGAGTTATTTAGCTCAAGGCATTAAAAAACCCCCTCAAGGGGGGTTCAATATTATACAGAAACTAATTCTTTTGTTGTTGATTTAATATATTCTAGAACTGCTTCTGGGGTTGTTGCTTCATAAGGATCTGAAGCAGCATTATCTTGCTTTCCTGCTTCCTCAAAGAACTTTTCAATCACACCGTCATTGATGACGGCTGCATAACGCCAGGAACGCATTGCAAAACCAAGATTAAACTTTTTCACAAGCATACCCATAGAATCAGTGAACTCACCATTACCATCAGGAATCAGTTTAACATTTGAGATCATTTGATCTTTAGCCCATGCATTCATTACAAAACCATCATTAACAGAGATGCAATAGATATCATCCACACCATGACCAATGAAATCTTCATACTTCTCCTCAAATCCAGGAAGTTGATAAGCAGAGCAAGTAGGAGTAAATGCACCAGGGAGAGAGAAAATAATAACACGCTTACCATTAAAAAGATCTGCAGATGTTTTACTTACAAACTCACCAGATTCACGAAAAATAAATTCAACTTGAGGGATCTGATAACCTTCTTTACGCATAGAAACCTCCATCAGAAAATCCCAGGAATAATTTGACCAGTGATTAGATATGAACCAACTCCAGCAACAAAACCAATCATTGCCAGACGAGCATTGAGGATCTCTGCCTCAGGGGTAAAACCGAATTTCATTTTTTTTCTCCTTGATAAGGGTGTTGTTGTTTAAGTTCTGGATTGGGTTGGGAGAAGACCATAGGACTTCTGGTTTTATTTTTAATAACAATAAAAGCATCGTTTTGATAGGATACTGTTCCAAATGGCTTCGCCCACTTTGCATTTGCATCTGGGTGAGTAGCAGTTCCAGTTACTGCAACCCCACCAATCTCAACAGAGAGTTCATCATTTTTATCCCACCCAAGTTCTTGAAGAGCTAGTGAGAACTGTCCAAGCATTCCAGCACTCACAGGTTCTCTTCCTGTTCAGTAAGGATTACACAATCAGACTTGGGATAAGCAACACAAAGAAGTGCAAATCCCTCTGCCATCTGATCATCATCTAGGAAAGATTGTTCTTCATTATCAATTTCACCAGAGACAACTTTACCAGCACAAGAGGAACAAGCACCTGCTTTGCATGAGTAAGGAAGGTCAACACCTGCCTCTTCTGCTGCTTCAAGAATATACTGATCTTCTTCACATTGGATTACATTCTCAGTACCATCAGGTGAACGAAGAGTAATAGAATAAGTCATTAGTAAGTTTCAGAAAGTTGATTTACAGAATGCGCCAATAAAACAAAAAAGGCGACACTAGTAATTGTAAAGATAGCTGAAGTCATTGTCAATCAATTGTCAGAAGATTCCGAAGAAGAGTTTGCCAGTGCTAAGATAAGAAATGAGACCAGCAACAATACCGACCATTGCCCAGCGCCCATTGTACTTCTCCTTTACTTGATTGGGAGTGTCCATACCATAGTTTTCATAGTACATAGTAGGTTCTTTGGCAAACATATTTTGTTGACCAAATTCATTGGTTGTTACAGTCATTGAAGTTTTATTTCAAATTGTTACAACATTATATAGCAAAAAGAAAGGGGTGTCAAGCACCCCTAGTAGTAATTTATACCTAATTATGTCAGGAAATCAGAACCTAAATGTTGTTTGAATCACACCACCATAATTGTCAGAAGCTTGCTTCAGACCTTGGTTGTTAGACACATAGAACACAGCAGGAGTTACGCTAATGTTATCACTAACTTTGTAACGATAGAATGCTTCCCACATAATTGCCTTCTGATCATCTTTCAGAGAAGCAGCATTGCCAGGAGCACCAATGGCAAATCCAGCAGCATTGCCCTTAGCAAATACATCTGCCCACTGAAGACCAGCAAACCAAGTTTGTGAATCGGTAGCACCAGTAGGAGTCTGACTGTTGTTAGACAGACTTACAGTGTTCCATCCATAAGCACCACTCACGGAAGGAATGATGCCTGACTTCTTGGGTTGCCAGTAAGCATTAAATGCATAACCATTGGAGGTTTGGTTAGCAGCAAGAGCACCAGAACCACCACCAATAGCATTGAAGTTACGAACACGAGTTCCTTCAGTACCATATCTATATCCAAAAGCAACTCCAAGTTGAGGAGTACGATAACCAACTTGAGCAAGAGTGTTCAGAGAACCATCTTCATCAAACTGACCTTTGGTAGAATCATTGCCATTTTGAGCAACATAGTTAATGCCAGCAACAAATCCACCTTTACCTTTCTTAGTAGGTTGAACCCACTGAGCACCGAAACCAGAACCAGTTGCCTTGTTATAGACACCAGGAGCACCAGCAACTTGGAAGAAATCTAGGATGTCAGACTTGTAAGCAGAGGGAACCCATGCCATCTCAGTATTACGAACCTGAGCACCAGCAGTCAGAGTCATGCCTTTGATGAGACCAGGGAAGCTGTAATACAGACGATCTAGAGTCATAGTATTAGCATATGTTTCTGCCTTGTCCAGTTTAAACAAGGAAGAAGATGAACCAAAAGGTTGACTAGAGAAGTTACCAGAACGCAAACGAGTCTTGAGAAGATCCTTACCAGTGAAGGAAGTATCAAAACTCAGACGAAGATCATAGTTAAATGCAGTGTTGCCTACATTGCTGCTGTTAGCAAGTCTAGCACCATCTACCCCACCCAGAACAAAGGTTGCTTCACCCTTGAGTTTAGTGGTAGTGGAGAACTGAGTTGCCTGGAGTGAACCAACTTGTTTTTCAAGTTTAGCAACACGACCTTGAATGACAATGAGTTCATTACGAAACTCATTAGCAAGGCGAGTGAGTTCTTCAGTAACTTCAGTTACACGATCAATACAGGCATTGAGAAGTGCTGCTGCCTCAAAACGAGTCATTGCCTTACCACCAAGGTAAGTACCATTTTCATAACCAGCAACACAACCATAGCGCTCTACTAGGTTATTGAGTGCCTGATATGCCCAATCAGTAGGCTTTACATCAGACAGTTGAGTGATGCTTGAAACTTGTTCTGTAGAAACATATTGGTTGACTGCTGCCATATTAAGATCTGCTGCATTTGCAACAACAGGAGCAACCATACCTAAAGCAACAGGTGCAAGCATCAGTTGTTTAAATTTCATAAAAAATTTTTGTATGTACTAAACGACAATTGAGGGTTTAAATAAAACCTCACTATTTAGAGATTCTTAAGAAAAACTTAAGACTCTTTTAATTGTAACACAATATTTAAATTCTGTCAACCAATCAATGGTTCCCAGAATCCATAAAATTCATAATCTAATAATTCCTTTGTGCCAAGTTCTGGTGGTCTATTTTTCCAAAAGTTCATGACACCCTCAACATTTTGTTTATGGAAGACTTCAATGTGATCCTGATGAATTCCAGAATCAAAATCATACCTATAAGTAAACATGGGCATGGAATAAGTCACACCAGAGTTATAAATGATTTCCTCTGATGTTGCTCTAGGTTTAATCTTTTGATCAAGTCTATACTTATCCCCCCTGATATGATGCTTGATTAATTTTTCTGCATGATGTCTGGTGATAACATAAAAAGCAGCACAAAAATCATTAATCAATCTTGGGTGTAGGTTTGCCCTAAGATTTTTTGTACTAGTAATTGCACATTGTAGTACATCCCAATCATATGGAACAGCAGAAAGATATCCGCCCCAAGTAAAAGGCCAATAAGGGACTGTATCAAATACAATGTCGTCTTCACAAATAATAATGTAATCTAGATCTGTGTTGTCATAGAAGTGCTTGATAGCCTTCAGATGTGACATTGTACATCCAAGTTCCCCTGGAGTCAATAGGTCTGGAAATCTGCCAACTAAAAATTCAGAGACATCATTCTCTCCTCTAGCATCAATAGCAGAAATCCTAGTGTTTTCAATTTCATAAAAATCAAACAGTTCATTCATGTGATCCTGTCTGTTAGTTTCTGTGTCCAGATTGATCCATAATACAGGACCCATCCCCTTAAGTTTCTTTTTTATTGTAGAAGTATCTGTCATGGTTTCCCCCATTGTGGATATCTATGTTGTTTCAAAAAAGTATAATCCACATTTGCCTTTTCAATATCAGAATAAGTATTCCTTTGCCAAGTTAAATGGGGAATGATTACATAAGCATTAATTTCTTTATGTGATTCTGCATAATGCACATCACATGGTTTTGTAATATTAATTAGGTTATCAATAAATCTATCATAAACTGTACTCTTAAATGCAACTGAATGTGCAGCTAAAGTATATTCACATCTATAAACATGTTCAGATACCTGCTGAATATTCATTCCATGGAAGTGTTGTCCACCAAGGTATAGCATATCCCAATCAGATGGAACCTCTTCAATATACTGGAAAAATAGTTTATTTACATTTTCATCAAACTGAATGTCATCTTCTAATAAGAGGAAATCAGAAAGTCCAAGTTGTTTGGCATACTTAATACAAAAGAGCTGTGATAATGCACAACCTACTGCACCTTCTTTAATTTCTGGTGGGAAGTCAAGGTTCATTTTAGAACCTTCAATACCAGAAACTCTTTCTACTTTAAAACCATATTTTGCAAATTGTTTATGTGCTTCTTCCCATCTATCTAATCTAGAATCAAGATTAATACACAAGGTTTTGTGGAAGTAATCAGTTAAAATCATAGTGTCTCCCATCCTTCACAGTAAAGATCTGATGTATCATGATCCAAGGAAGGACCAAACCAAATCTTAGGTGCAATAACTTTCTCACTCTTAGCTAACCAGGAACCCCACCAAGAGAATGAGGAGTTAGCAATGATATGATACTTACACAGTGACATAAAGCACATATCATGTTCAGCTGAGTTTGCTTGTGATACAAAGAATCTATCTGGATCAAATACACTCTGCATCAAACACCAATCAATATCATCAGAAAAAATCAATACAGGAACATTTGAAAGTTTCTTTAATGCTTCAATATAATATTCAATTGGAGGAATTGGATGGAATGATTGCAAATGTAGGTAATCACTTCTTCTGATATGTAATGAAATTAATTCAGATGATCCTATTTCATTGGCAATAATTTCTTTGCAAGACTCTACAACTTCAGGTTTAAAAGTAAAATCTTTTCTAATTTCATCTTCAATGTTTTTAAAATACTTTTCTGATTGAAAGTATCCATAAAGGTCTACATTATCATCACAATTATTGAACAAGTATTCATCAAAATGAAATCCAGATTCCTTAACCATTTTATTTGGTTCAAGAAATTTATTACATTTACTTAGATCAAATGCAGTATGAATGTTTGTTTTTGAATTCTTTACATTTGGATCACTAACACCAAAAGAATATTCTGGAGGAATGCAAAAATCAAATCCTCTATTCGCAGCAATACCTCTTAAAGAGGCGTACTGAAACATTTGGTTTCCTAGTCTTCCTAGGTTTCCTAGTTGATTAAAAGAGATCATTGTAGGTAATTAAGGTAAATAAAATCTTCAAGAACTTCAATCTGCTTTACCCTTTCCAGATTGTCTTTGATAGCATCTAATTTGCTTTGATAAATTTCTTCTGAAACTTCAAACTCATCACTTAATTGAATGATGCCATCTTGGTTAAAATGGTTTGCAATGTCAGGAGATCCCAGATAAACAGGGATAGTACCAGTAGCAAAACAATCAAGAATCTTCTCTGTGTAGTATGATTCATAAACTCCATTCTCAATAACTACAGAGAACATGTAATCACAGAGACCTTCTTCTTTTGTAGCAATCTCATTGATTCCTCTTCCATAAAGATCTACTTGGTCTCCAATTTTTTCCACCCACTCAAGTCTATTCTTTTGCCCTTCTGTAAATGCTTTGTTGGATGAGATCATAGAAATCATCTTAGTCTTTTCATAGATCTTTGGTTCTTGAATCCAAAAACCTTGGGCAGGACACCACTTAAATCTTGGATCTAAATCAAGAAGTTCTTTGTCATGAGTAAAGATATACTTAAAGACATTAAAGTATTCTTCTACATTAGACTTAATCTCTTCAGAAATACCTGGGACTACAAATTTAGATTCAAGAAGCCATCCATATTTGACTCCTTCAACTTTATCAGTAAATGCCTGATTGATGTTTTGATCTACATATACAGTTTCATCTGCAGACAGATCAAATACCCACTCAACATACTTGGATTCCTTTCCATGTACTGAGTATCCTTTGTTTCCTCCAGTAAGATGTGTAAAGGAATTGCCTACTAAATTAATCTTGTGTTTCATAATTGATATAATTTTTGTTTTTTAAATCTGGTATCTTACTTTCAAAGAAAGGATACATAATCCACTGTGGAGATTTTACCACATATTCTGGTCCCATATCAAGAGCCTTTTTATAACTTAATCCAGGAAGATTCATAGAGGAAGACCATCTAATTCCAGGAACTCCATATCCCCATTTCTTAATAAAAACATTCATTGAAACTTCATGATATTTAATGGAGTTCATATGATGAATATCATTTCTAATAAATCCAGAATGTCTTTCAAAATCTACAAACTCATAATCAATTTTATTATGAACTCTAAAATGAGGAAAATCATTGATTGAACTATTTTCTTTATTGTAAATCATTTGTCTCAGAAAATAATCACAATCTTGCCATCCAATATTGCAAAATCTTTCATCCCAAAGACCAACAGAACTGATAGCATTTGGAGTATAACTATGGAATGCATCACCACACCCATAAGAAATAAAACTATACTTTTTATGATACTCAATTAAAGTATCAATAATATCTTCATTATACTCAACATCATTTTGAGATAGTATTACAATATCTGCATCAGGATTTTCAAGATCTTTAAACCCATCAATCAAACACTCATTCCAATTTCTTGCAAGATGTCCTGTAGAAAAACTTGGTCTTGTTTGATTGGTAACAACTTTAACTGGAAGATTAACATCTTCCAAAATGACAGATGCATCTCTAAAATTATTAATTACAGTAACTTCATAATCATATTTTTTAATTCCACTTTTCTCAAAAGTCTTTAGAGTTTTATTCAACTCCAAGTCATTATCATAAGTTACAAAGTATACTTTAATTTTCATAGGATACAAATAGCAGTGTCTTGGACCATGTTATCATGGTAATATTCATCATTCCATTCTTCAAAGTCCCACTTAATTAATTCAAGTTCATCATAGAACTGTCTTACATCTTTAAGTCTAATGTCCCATACATTATCAATAACAATGAGAGTGTCTTTATCTGCCACTGTCATAGCAACTTCAAAATCTCTCTTCACCCCCTCATAGGAATGATCACCATCAACAAAGATAAGATCATACCTACCACCAAAATCTTTTGATGCTTCTTTTAGAATAGCAACATTCTTTTCAGTGATTTCATCATTTGTATAATTAACAAAATCATTAAATGGAAGATCTACCTTATATTTCCAATCATCATAATCTGAATGGTGAGGATACCAGTACCTAGCATTAATTCTATCTGAGTGTGGAAGGTATGAAATTTGTCCATCATACCCACCCTTTCTAATATCAAAGGAATCAATCACCCCAAATCCATCTTCTCCATAAAGTTCATCCATGGCATATGCCATAGCATTAGAACTTTCATAATGCCAAGATCCAATCTCAAGAACTGTCTTTGCTTCAATCATCTTAACAAGAGTTGCTAAGCAATTTCTACAATGAGTTGAAGCACCTTCATACTTAAACCCCTGGAGGATGCCATTCTCAGGTCCTTTATCTACATAATAATTCTTGAATTCATTTTTAATAAATTCAACTTTATTTGCATAACCTTTATAACCCATCAAATTAATCCTCTTTTTTCAAAAGCTTTTAGAATTGTTGGCATTGCTCTTTGAGACAAATGCATATGAGATCCCTCCCAATCATCTAGAAAATCTGGAATTGTTTTCATATCATCAGTTACCATGTCATAAAAAATAGATACAAATTTGAATCCTTCTTTTACACATGCTAACTGCAATGCAATATTAAATGCAAATGTAACCCAATTCCTTTCTTGATTTGTACCAAAGGAAGGTCCACCAGTGTATTCCTTCTCTTCAGACCATGAAGCAATAGGACCCCAAACTATAATCTGGACTCCATATTTTTTATAGTAAGTGAGAGCATTGACATATCTTTCAACACATTCTACCACAATATCATTAACAGGTCTATCCTGCATTTTTGCTTGCTTAATCAAATGTGCTCTAATGTCAACTTCTCCAAAGCAAAACATCAACTTATCATCAACCCCAAGATCCAAAGAACTAATTAATGAGTCTATAATTGGTTGTTTATTTGCTATCTGATATGCAGTTGCTGGACCAATTCTATAACTCTTAAAGTAAGGGAGTGTATTTGCTGCTGGATCTGGCCAACAAGGTTGCATTGCTTCTTCACCACTGAAGACTGCTGAATGACTATCACCAATACAATGAATCATTTTAATTTACCAAGAATACTTTCTACAAATTCTACTTCATAAGTGTACCCATCTTCCATTCCTATGTTCCAAACATTCTTGTTACCATAGATTGTATTGTAGATGGTGTGGATTCCAAATCCATTTTCAACATAAAGAAACTTTTTATTATATCTTTCTCTATAAATGTTTAATTGAATTTCATCAAATGAGTCATAAGAACCAACCTCTAAAAGTTTTCTCCAATCCTCAGTCTTAATTATAAAAGTGCTAGTTGTATAATAAGGTTCTGTAAATTCTTTAATGCTGTAGTCATGCTTTGATACTAATCTATCAAAGTTTTCTACAATATAATTGTTTAATAATAATTGAGACTTAGCACAAATTCTGATAGGGTGTATTCCCTTTAAGTATGTATTCAGTTTAGAAACACCATCAAAAAATGCATCAGAATCCCAAGTCTTTGCATTGATAGTATATGCATTAAGAGGAGTATAATCTGCACCCCACAATCCATTGGGCATTTCTTGATTTAAATAATTTCTATAAATTGCTCCTACTGTCCAAGGATCTTTTATAAAAGATTTTACAAATCTATCTGTATGAGGAATGCCATTAGATAGCATTGGAGTCAAAATAAAATTATCTTCATCATCCAAAACATCTATATTCTCAATGATATAATCCCAAACATGGTTTGAGATGAAACAATCTTCATCTAGTTTTACAGAGTACTTACTTGTAGAAGATAGTGCAACACTAACCTTCTGCATATAATTTAGATTTACATCAGGAAACTGATAAATTTCAAAATCAAATCCCTTTAGATAATAACTCCAATCATTTACTCTACTTGCAAGAATATTAATCTTTACTTTTTCTTTGTTCTCTGGTTTTATCTTATTGAGAAAGTGGGAGGTTATTTCCCAATACTTATGAAAGTCCCTTCTGTCATGGGAAAGATAATTTATAGTAATCATGGCAGTTTTGATAGATTAACAATGTTTAACTCATCTTGTTTATAGGATATAACTTTTTTAAATCCACAATAATCAAACATTTCTTCTACCAATTCTATATCAAAAGTGTGATGATGTACAACTCTGGTTAGGTGATTTATTTCACACAATTCATAGAACTGATGATGTCCACCATAACTCCAATCATGAAGATCTTTTTGCTCTTGGATGTGAGTGGTATCATCTTCTCCAATATCAGTATTATAATCTTCAATCAAATGTTCCATGGTAGTTAATGGTCTTTTTCTATCAAAGCAATATTGATAATCTGGAACTATAGAAAGAATATATCCATTCTCTTTAAGTAGATATTTTTCCCACAACTTTAAAGTTTTAATTGGATTGGCAAAATGCTCTATGGCATGAGAAGTAACAATAAAATCATACTTCCTCAATCTCTTTAGTTGATCTTCATTTGTACAATCAACATCATATTGCTTACCAAGTTTTTGTCCATACAAAAAATTAGATCCCAAATTAGATTGGAAATAATTATTTTTTATAATATTTCCACCATCTAGATGCACATGTGGATACAGGTGCATACCATACTGGGGACTAGAAAAAAGTTCAGTTGGTCCACCAAACTCAATTCCACTCTTATCTTTTAGAGAATTTATAATTAATTCAAAGGACATAATACATTTATGTTGTAGGACAATTCTTTAACCAAAAAATATTTTTTTGCTATACTTAATGAAGGATAGTAGATTAAACCATTAAATGGTTCAATATCTATAAACACATTTTGATCCCCAATGTGAGGATAAGGTGAGGTAATAATTTCTTCTAAAATTCTTTCTTTGGGAAGTCTAGTAAAATAATAATAAAAAATATCTAAAGGTTGATGCTTACCAAAAGGATGAAGTTCTGGACTAAATTGTTGTTCTAATAATTGAGTTATATGATATGGTTCTGCTGCATCATATCCAAGATTAATTTTATTTCCAACTTGGACTCCAACATATCCAGCAGCAGTGCACTGATCTCCTATTTTCATTTCACCATCATGATCATCATCAAACTCCCATTCAATCTGCTTTAATACTTCTGCTTTAGCAAACCAAAAAGGAGCTCTTATATGACTTTCATGTGGATATCTTTTATGTCCATTGAAGATTTGACTAGCACCAAATCCAATCTTGTCATGTAGATCTAGTGTATCTACAATATCCTTTAACCATCCATCTCTTTTTAGAACTACATCATCAGAGATAAAAACAAAGTACTCATAGTCATTTTGATACTTGTAGAAGTAATGTCTATATGCACCAAATGCTCTGTGGGGTATATCTCTACCATTTACAATTTTATTATGGATGATCATTCTGCCATCCACATTCCTTAGATTAGTAGGAACTCCCAGATAATTTCTATGAATCAATATGAGGTCATGAGGATACCCAGACTTACAATTAAAATAAGATGGCCAAAACAGGTCTCCCTGCTGTTGACCACCCAACATAATAACTGCAACTTTCTTCATTGGACCATCCTAAGTTTTTGAATTGTTTCTTCCCCAGCAACATTAAATGCAGGATCTTTAAACTTCAAGGATCTAACAGTTGAATATGGATTGATTGAAAAGTCATACATTTGTCTAACTTTTTTTGACCAAACAACATCTTCTCCTTGTCCCCAACAAAGATTATCATCTAGAGGATGCTCCTCCATAACTTGTCTCTTAGCAACCCAATAAGTACCAGAGATGTATTGATACTTTGAAAGATGGGTCATGTCATATGGAATCAAACACTCCCTATTTGGGAGGACAATATCATCCATAAAGTTTTCATTGTGAGGCCAGATCACCCAATCCCTGAATCTAGAATAGTCTGGATTGACAAACTTATTCATACAGATTTTAAAGTCTTCCCCAAACTGAAGAAATCCTTCATACCATCCAGGCTCAAAAACAACATAGTCATGACTATAGACTACATTTTCATATCTGGCATTAATAGTAATTAAATTTTTCTTTCTGGTGATCCATGCCTGTCTAATACTTTCATCAAAAGGAATGATGAAAGTATTATTTCTAGAGACATTACTATTACCAACTATCAAAATTTGGTACTCTGGAATGTTCTGCTGTTCTATACTGTCAATTACAGTATGTAAAGTATCATCAGAGTTACCTGATGTAATGATTCCAAAGGTAAACTTCATTGCAAGAAACTCACATAATCACTACAAATGCCAAAGCAATCATATGCCCTGAGATCTACAAACTCATCTATATTTTTATTCCACTCTGGCATTACAATAACTGATTTGGGAGTATAAGGTTTGCCAGGATAAGTCCAAATATAATTTCTACTTGTGAGCGTGTAATCATCTTCCTGATGCCAAAAGTAATTGAATCCACTAGTCCCTCTAGAGAACTCATAAAGTGCTTCAATATTCTTACAGTGAATCCAAAGATAATCTCTATATTTTCCAAACCAAAACCAATCTATCTTATAGTCTGGCTCATCATGTCCAAGATAAAGTCTATTATCAATAGGACTATATCTTACATCAACCTCAACATCAAATCCCTGAGAAATTGCTTGTTCAATATACTCAGGATTATTTTCCTTTGAGGGATCAGGACCATCAATGTTTCCTCTGTGTGCAATCAGTTTCATTCTTTATAGTGCTCCAAGAAATAATTTAGATCTTCAGGAGTTCCAATTCCCCACATTCCATCCTTTTCAATTTCTTTAATTCTGATTTTTTTACCATCAGCAATTGCTTCATTGAATACAGGACAGACATAGAATTCATTGTTAACTCTAATGTCCTTATCAATCATTTGTTCAGCATACTTTACATAGTCAGAACCTTTCTTCCAATAGTAGATACCAACAGTTGCATGTTCTGAAATTGGTTTCTTTTCTGCAACCTCAGTTACATAACCATCTTCGCCAAGTTTAGCATAGGACCACTTAGGATGAGTTGCAGGGAATGTCAGAATACCACCATCACAATCTCCATTTTGGAAAGCATAAAGAGTTTCATTTGAATCCCAAACAACAAACTGATCAGAGTTTGCCATTACCAGTGGTTCATCATTGTTGATAAACTCTTTAGCAAGTAATGTAGTACATGCTGCACCTTCAGTGATTCCATCTACCTGAACAATATTACAATCAGGAGCAATCAAAGGAAGCAAGTAGTTCAGATTATACTTTTCATAATGCTCTTTCTGAACAATAAAAGTATAGTTTGCTTTGATATTCAAGTTCTCTACTACCACCTGAATCATGGGTTTGCCTCTAACTTCAATCAGAGGTTTGGGGAAGGTGTACCCCTGACTAGCAAATCTACTGCCAGCACCTGCCATAGGGATCAGGACATTCATAGTTTTACTCTCCCATGCAACCTTTTGCTTTGATCCATTCAGAATCTTTTTAATTCTATTAATCTTCTCTTGATTAAGATCTTTTCTATTCTCTACTGCAACCAAGTGTGCCTTGCTATCCAGAGCACCTTGTCTTCCAATATGACTATCTTCAACAATCACAGTGTCTGCTGGGAGAGCACCCAGAGCAGTCATACACTTCCAATACATTGCAGGGAATGGTTTATTTCTAACCACATCCTCATTGGACACATACATGTCCACAAACTCCAATACTCCTAATCTCAATAAAATGATTTTAACAGTATTCCTAATAGAGTTGGAAGCAACAGCAATCTTATATCCAGCATCTACAAGTTGCTGAAAATATCCCATCAATTCATAGTCTTTTGCAACACAATCATTAAAGATCTTGAGTGTTGCCTCTTGCTTATCTCTCCAGATTTGATCATAGAGTTCTACAGGCAATCCCTTATTCTTGGTAAGAAGTTCTAGTTTTGCTCTAGTAGGAAGTCCATCATAAATGCTTACATGATCTTCTCTACTAATGGCATACTCTTCTCCAAGTGCCTGGTTTAGTGCCTCATAGTGATAGTCTTTACTATCAATCAGAACACCATCTAAATCAAAGATTACTAGTTTGCTCATTCTTGTACCACTCATATGTTTCATAGATTCCTTGTCTAAGTCCAATCTTAGGACTCCAACCAAGTGATTTAATTTTATCTACATTTAATACCTTTCTAGGTGTTCCATTAGGTTTGGAATCATCCCACATTGTTAATCCTCCATATCCAACAATAATAGAAATAAGTCTTGTTAGTTCTCTGATGGATACATCTTCTCCAGTTCCAACATTAATAATTTCAGAATCATTATATGAAATCATACATCTAAAACAAGCTTCTGCCAAGTCATCAACATGCAGAAACTCTCTCATAGGAGAACCATCTCCCCAACATTCAACATAAGGTGCATTAGATTCCTTTGCTTCATGGAACTTTCTAATCAATGCAGGAAGCACATGTGAGCTTTGAAGATCAAAATTATCATTAGGACCATAGAGATTAGTTGGCATCAGTGAGATGGCATTAAACCCATATTGCTCTCTATATGCCTGACACATTTTTATGCCAGCAATCTTAGCAATAGCATAAGCATCATTGGTTGGTTCCAAAGGACCACCAAGAAGATCATCTTCAATGATTGGCATGTGCTCTGGCCATCTTGGATAAATGCAAGAGGATCCAAGAAACAAAAGTTTTTTGACATTCCACTTGTATGCACAATGAATAATATTGTTCTGAATCATTAGATTTTGATACAGAAAATCAGCTTTGCATAGTTTGTTTGCCATGATGCCACCAACTTTGGCAGCAGCAACAAAAACATATTCAGGTTTATTTCTACTGAAATAAAATTCAGTATCTTCTTGATCAGTAAAATCAACTCTATCACGAGTTGCTTCATTGACATAATATCCCTTCTTCTTCAAGTTCCTCACGATTGCTGAGCCAACCATTCCTTTGGCACCAGCAACCATAATCTTAGAATCACTGTCCATAAATGCACATGTCCTCAATCAATTGATCAAATGAAATTTTAGGTTCCCAACCTAATTCAACTTTTGCCTTTGTGGCATCACCTAATAAAGTCTCTACTTCAGCAGGTCTAAAATATTTAGGATCTACTGCAACCACCCTCTTTCCTGTGTTAGTATCAATTCCAATTTCATCAAGACCCTCACCTTCCCAGGCAATATTGTATCCAAAATAGGGTGCTGTCTTTTCTACAAACTCTTTGACTGAATACTGTTGTCCAGTAGCAATCACATAATCTTCTGCAGTTTCTTGTTGAAGCATCAACCACATTGCTTCAACATAATCTTTTGCATGTCCCCAGTCTCTCTTAGCATTAAGATTACCAAGATAAAGAGTGTCTTGTAACCCAGAAGTCATTCTTGAAAATGCTCTGACAATCTTTCTAGTTACAAATGTTTCTCCTCTTCTAGGAGATTCATGGTTGAATAGAATGCCAGTGCAGGCATACATTCCATATGATTCACGATAGTTCTTTGTAATCCAATAGGCATAGAGTTTTGCTACACCATAAGGAGACCTTGGATAAAAAGGTGTTGTCTCTTTCTGTGGAGTCTCTTGAACAAGACCATACAGTTCACTAGTAGATGCTTGATAAATTCTTACCTTCTCCTCCATACCAAGAAGTCTAACTGCTTCAAGAACTCTTAGAGTTCCAACACCATCCACATCAGCAGTATACTCTGGCATCTCAAATGAAACCTTTACATGACTTTGTGCTGCAAGGTTATAGATTTCATCTGGTTGTACTAACTGAATAACTCTAACTAAGTTTGTAGAATCAGTAAGGTCCCCATAATGGAGATGAATTCTATCATATACATGATCAATACGATGTGTATTGATAAGGGAAGATCTTCTAATAATGCCATGAACTTCATAACCTTTCTCCAAAAGGAGCTCAGCCAAGTAGGATCCATCTTGTCCTGTAATTCCTGTTATTAGTGCTGTCTTCATATATTAGATACTTTTTACCATTATACAAAAAAAGAGGGGTCTTGTAAACCCCTCTTGATTCCGTATTTGCAGGCTCGCCACCAATTCTTTGACTGGAAATTGGAAACCAGGCGGGAGTAAGATCCCATCCGCACCACTTGCTCTTTGAGGAAGCAAGAAACCTAATGAGGGTCATATTGACTCCACCAGGATTTTTAAAGTCTTTCCATGACTGAAGGGGGGGTTTCCCGACCAGGGTGCTTTTTAAGTCATCCCAAGACTATGCTCCTTGTGAGGATCGAACTCACCTGGGATCGATTATGAGTCGATTGCTTTCACCAGATAGCTAAAGGAGCAGAGTAGGAGTACTGGGAGTTGAACCCAGACTAACCCGTTATAAGCAGGTCGCTCTGACCATTAAGCTATACTCCCATTAAGCATGATCAAGAAGCTTCATCATGTTCAAAATACCCATCATAATAATCTGAATAATCATCATATGGAATAAGAACAAGGTCCTTATCATCAGTACGTATGAGGAAATGCTCCCCCTCTTCTACTCTTTCCATAATTACATCAAAGTTTTCTTCTAGTTCTTGCACTGTAATTTCTGTCATGAACAATATTAGTTGTCTTTATTTAAATTTATCTATAATAGCAATTACACCATGAGCATAAAAGAAAAGCAAGATAGATCCTAGGGTTGCACTAATCATTGTAGCAGTTTTGTTGTGCTTGTCAATGGCAGCATCAATCATTTTTTGAACTTCTTCAGGTGTCATATCCCTGCTTAAAAAAGTTTTCCATAGGATCTCTTCCTGTTTTTACTACCTCACAAGATCTTTTGTAAAACATGTTATCTGTATTGCCAGATTTTTCAAATGTCTCTTTGATTTTTACCCAGTTCTCATAGGTTCTTTTGTCCATTGAACTGTATCATAGTACTACTATATACTAGTTCTAAATTTTTGAGTTATCAGGATATGTGTGAAAATCAAAACTTGTTCAGGTGATCCTCTAGTCTGTGAAGGAGTTTCTCCATTTTAGGCATGTCTGGAACTTCAAGATTTGAAACATACAAATATTCATCTAAGGCAATAGTAAGTAGTTCAATATCACCCTTGGAAAGGTTTGGGGATTCCCAGCTCATCTAATTTCAAACTCCAGTTTTCTAACTTTACGATTTTTTCTTGATTCTTGAAAAGCAAGATCCTCTTTTGATAGGACTTCTTTGCTTTCCTTCTTTAGTATATTACTGACTATCTCAATCTTTGTCAAGTCAATAGCAGTAATGGTTTCTCCTTTTATAGTAGTGAGATTGTCACATCCACAACATCTAGTCTGCGTTGGATGTGACTCTAAAATTGCATTGCAATTCTTGCATCTGATTTTTAACATCTTGTATCATCCTTTTAATTTCGTCAAGTTCTTCATGTATATCTTGGTGATGAAACCTTAGTGGTTTTTGTATAAGTTCATTAAATTTTTTCTTTTTCATTTTTTACATATTTAGAAGAGCGGGTAAGGGGATTCGAACCCCTGACTACAACTTGGAAGGATGGTATGTTACCACTACACCATACCCGCAGATTGGGAGGAAGGGGGATTGCTCCCCCAATTCAATCAAACCTCCACTGAAATTAGACGATTGGCATAATCATAGGCATAACTTGTTCTAGCACCATGAATACCCCAACCAATCCAACTATAAGAGTAATTCATATATCTGTCAATAGACTTTCCAGGAATTTTCATCCTATCTTCTATTCTCTTCCATTGAACTTCATTTGTCAAGTATTGAAGTTGGGTTTGTATATTTGATGGATTGCCACCATATCTCTTAGCAAAATCACCCAATCCATAATAACGGTTGGCAGATGTCCATTGGATCAGTCCATAACCACCATAGCAGTTTCTGTAACTGGTCCTGCTACCACCTTCACAAATATTAGGCACGAACATAGATTCCTGCTTAATATTGCCCATGATGGCAGCAAGGGCGTTTCTGTCTTTAATTCCTTGATTCTGGAAAAAATCCAAAGCAAGGTTTTCATGTTCTGAACACCCTTTACAAATTAGCCTTCTTTCTTTTGGCTTTTCTGGTGCAACCTCTCGGATTGCTGTCTTCTTTTCATCTACAGGAGGCAACTCAGGTATGTTTGAATTAAATGCCACTTCCACAGGAGGTGGAGGACCTTGCATCTTGTAGTTGACGAATGGCAGTGATGCCGTACTGGTTGTAACCGTTGCCAATAGAGGCATGGCTACTGTAAAGATTGATTGCATTTAAAATAATTGAACTCTACATCCTAATAGAGAAAGCGCACTTCCCCTTTTTCAAGGGGCAATCTCCTAGGCTCTAATGTCACTGTCAAAGACTCATGACGAATTACATGGTATCAGTTTATTTATTTTTTGTCAAATCTCGTCCAAATAATCTAAAGATAAGACTTCAATATCACCTTTCTGAACTACCCAATCTCTAATTTCATTATAGAGAGCTTGAGCATCTTCAGATCTACCTTCAGCACAAAGATGATGCATTCTGTCAATTATATCATCAACCCTTTGTCTACAGAGATTGTGCATCTGAGTTGAATTCATAGTAGTCTTTCCTGAAGTACCTGGATAGAATATTGCTATTATAGTACTTGGGAACACCACTGTCAAGGGATTCAGTCAAGACATTATTCAGAAACAGTTGTCTTGTTTCTTCGTAGTTACACTTTCCCTTTGTTTTATGGAGGCTAAGTATTCTTCTGTCCACTGACTCTTTTCCCCAAATGTCAATGTCTGCTTTGAGTTCAGGACAGGAGCCGTAATATCTTTTCCAATCGGACTCTGACTTAACTTTTCTAGATTTTCCTCTTGGTGTGCGGAAAGACCAGAAATACTTTCTACCAATATATGAACGACCAGTCTTATTGCAGTAAAGATGATAAACAAAACCAAAATGATCTTGAATATGATCAGAGTCAAATACTTCCCCATTGTAGATCCAAGGGTTCTCGTAGCTCATAGAACTCATAGTATATGAGCTATTATTTATCTTGAACCCTTACAGAGTTATTCTAATGACCTTTGAGGATCTTGTCAATCCTCTTTTTTACCTTCTTTCTTTTCTCTGATCTTGTCTATCAGGTGCTGGAGCTTCTCTCTCTTGGCAATTTCAGATGGCTTCCTGCCCTTTCTGGGTGCCTCTGGTGCCTCTGCTGCTTCATCCATAGATACCCCCTCTACTGCATATCTACGATCAGATCTGGATGTGTCCATGTTTTGCTTTGCCTGTTTAGTGGCAGTAGCATACATTACATTCTTCCACTTCTTGCCATATCTTTCTTTGAATCCTGCAGCAGACTTCTTCATTCCTTTGACAAGTCTTTCCTTTTCTCCCTTCTCTGCAGTATCAAGTGCTCTCTCTTGAATCTCAACTTCCTCTGGTACACAGTTTGGAACTTCCTTACCACCCTTCATTTTAGTAGAAGGATTTCCAAGCTTCTTACCAGTCCAGCACTTGCTGGCTCCTACATTTTGTCTTGCTTGTTTAATGCCTTCAATAATTTGATCTAGTTCTTCTACATTTAAAGTCTTTGGATATCCCTTTTCCCCTGGCTTTGCAGGTCTTTCTCCACGCTTTCTCTTAGCATGAATATTATCCCAAAGACCTTTTTTCTCTTCTAGGTCAGTTTCTTCAAAATGTTTTCTTGCTGCTTTAGTCATATCAGCATGTGCCTTGGTCTTCTTCATATCTTCAACCGCCTTTTCATTATTCTCTCTTCTCTTCTTCATATCTGCCTCAAGATATGAATCATCTTTTTTCTCTACAAGATCTCCATCTACTTCAACAGAGTCTGCCATTCCATGAATGTGCTTGCCCTTTGATTTCTTATCTTCTCTCTCTGCTGACTTTGCTTCTGAATCTGAATACTTCTTAGCAACTTTTGAATCCATTCTGCTTGCCTTTTTATCAGCAATCTCTGCCCTTCTTAGCGCTCTCTCTTCTGGATCTAGTGCTTCATCCAGTTGATCTTGGTAAATTGATAAGTATGCTTCTTGTAAATTATTCATGACGCACAAAGACTTTTCAATTATTTATAAAAAAAAGAGGGGCATTGCCCCTCTGATCAAAGTTTAAATCCAGCAAAACTATCTTTCTTCAAGTCCTGCTTGATGCCACCAACCACATAACTTTCAACCTCAGTTTCCTGTGGAGCAACCTGAAGACCTTTGGAACTGATCCAATGCTCAGTCCAAGGGAGAGGATTATTCTTAGCAGGAATATCATAGACTGGTTTGATTCCAATAGCACGCATTCTTCTATTAGCAATCCACTCAACATAACTGTTAAGTAGTTTGTCATTCAAACCAATCATAGAACCATCTTTAAAGAGATACTGTGCCCATGCCTTCTCTTCATCAACACACTTCTTAAATGCAGAGATTACCCAATCTTGCTCTTCTTTAGCAATTTGTTGCATCTCTGGATCATCCCCTTCATTCCACTTATTGAGGATGTTTTGAGTAATGACAAGGTGTTGATTTTCGTCTCTGGCGATGAGAGAGATAATTTTAGCGGATCCTTCCATAAGTTTGAGTTCACCAAATGCAAAGCTGCAAGCGAACGAGACATAAAACCTGATACCTTCGAGAATGTTGACATTGGCAATTGCTCTATAAAGTTTCCTCTTTAATTCAATTCTACTTTCTCTTGCATATCCAGCACCCTCTTGTGCAAAGATCCAATCATTAGATATTCCATAATGTTGTGCAGAATTAATAAAATCATCATAAGCTCCTGTAACAGAGGATGCTCTTTCCAGGATCTTTTCATTATTTAAGATGGTGTCAAAGACTTCTGTTGGATCTGAGTAAACATTCTTAATGATATAAGTATAGGATCTGGAGTGAATCATCTCCATGAACTCCCACACAGTCATACATGCTTCCAGTTCAGGAAGAGAGCAGTATGGAATAAATGCCATGCCAGGACCTCTTCCTTGAACAGAATCAAGGAGAATCTGATACTTCAGATTACTAGTAAAGATGTGCTTTTGCTCTGGTCTCAAATGTGCAAAATCTGCACGATCCTTTTGGAGGGAGACCTCCTCAGGTCTCCAAAAGTATCCCAGTTGCTGTTGAGTTAGTTTATCAAAGATTGGATACTTGTATTGATCATATCTCTGAACCCCCAAGGGATTGCCAAAAAACATAGGTTGCTTTTTGGTATCTACTTTAGATGTATTGAATACAGTCATCCCTTGAATAGACTCCTCTGAATTAACTCTAAATTTTGCAACTGTCACAGTCTTCCTCTCCTTTTGAACTTAAAATTTCCTCAATTAAATCATTAACACTTTGAGATGGTTCTTTAATTTCATCAGTCTTATTATCATATGTATTCTGGTAATAAGATGTCTTCCATCCATACTTGTATGTGCTCAGGAAATCCTGTGCCATCACTGTAACAGGAACTTCATTATCCTGGTAATTTTCTGGATTATAGGACCAGTTTCCAGATATCGCTTGATCAAAGAACTTTTGCATAACTGCAACAATATTAATATACCCAGTATTGCTAGGCATATCCCAAAGGAGCGTGTAATTGTTCTTAAGGTGTTGGTACTGAGGAACAATCTGCTTAAGGGGACCCTTCTTACTCTTTTTAACGGACAGGAACCCTCTAGGTGGTTCGATTCCATTGGTTGCATTTGACACAACGGAACTGCTTTCTGAAGGCATTTGTGCTGACAGTGTGCTATGTCTAAGTCCATGTGCCTGAATCTCGGCACGTAGAGTCTCCCAATCATGCTGGTATGGAATAGAAGTAATTTCGTCTACATCTTTCTTGTAAGTATCAATTGGCAGAATGCCATCTGCATACTTAGTTCTGTTGAAGTATTCACAAGCACCTTTCTCTTTAGCAATCTGATTGGATGCCTTGAGAAGATAGTATTGGAATGATTCAGAAAGTCCATGAACTGCATCCCATGCCTCTTGAGAATCATATCTGAATCCAAGTTTAGCAAGGTAGTGTGCAAGTCCAATAAACCCAACACCAAGAGATCTTCTTGCTTTGGTAGACTTTTCTGCTGCAACCACAGGATAATCCTGATAGTCAATAAGTTCTTCTAGACCTCTCACTGAGAGTTCACAAAGTTCTTCAAACTCTTCATCATCCTTGACTTTACCCACATTAACTGCAGACAAAATACAAAGAGCAATTTCACCATCAGGATCATCAATATGATTTAGTGGTTTAGTTGGAAGAGTAATTTCTTGACACAGATTGCTCATCTCAATCTTATCCTTAAAGGATGAGTGAGAATTGCAATGGTCAATATTCATGATGTAGATTCTACCAGTTTCTGCTCTCTCTTTCAAGAGGTCCAGAATGAGTTCTTGAGCACCAATAGTTTTTCTTGGAATAGACTGATCTCGTTCTGCATCCAGATAAAGATCGTCAAATCCATCAAGCCCAAAATTAGCACTAAGCTCAGGAACGTCGTGGGGACTAAAGAGTGAAATGTCTTGGTTGTTGATGAATCTCTCATAGAAGAGTTTGCTGATTTGAATTGAATAATCTAGTTTTCTAACTCTATTATCTTCTGTTCCTTTGTTGTTCTTGAGTACAATAATATCTTCTATTTCTCTGTGCCAGATTGGAAAGTGGACAGTAGCACTTCCACCACGAATCCCGTTTTGTGTACAGCATCTGACAGTTGCTTCAAACTTCTTGAGGAATGGGACAACCCCTGTATGAGCAACTTCTCCCCCTCTGATCTTAGAGTTGATTGCACGGATTTTACCTGCATTGATGCCAATGCCTGCCCTCTGAGCAACATACCTACCAATAGCCATGTCACTGCTAAAGATGCTATCGAGGGAGTCATCAACATCAACAAGAACACAGCTAGCAAATTGTCTGAGAGTTGTTCTAACTCCAGCCATGATTGGTGTTGGGATGTTGATTTTGTGCTTTGAGATTGCATCGTAGTATCTCTTGATGTATGAAATTCTAGTTTCTTTAGGATACTTAGCAAAGATAGTTGCAGCAATCATCATATACATGAACTGGGGAGTTTCATATACTTTCCCAGAACTTCTATCTTGTACAAGATATTTGTCTACAACCTGCCTTAGACCAGCATAGGTAAAGAGATAATCACGATCATGATTAATATAGTTACCAAGTCTGTTAAGTTCATCCTCACTATAGTTAGTTAGGATCTCTGGGTCATACACTCCAGCACTGACACAATTTTTAATATGTTCAACAAATGAAGGATGATCCTGTACTCTTCCATACAAAGACTTTCTTACAGAGAACAGAAGAAGTCTTGCTGCTACAAATTGATAATTTGGATTATCCAAATCAATAAGATCAGAAGCAGATCTAATTAGGATCTCTTGGATTTCTGCAGTGGTAATGCCATCATAGAATTGAATACCAGACTGCATCTCAACCTGAGAAGCAGATACACCAGCAATATCTCTACATGCTTCCTCTACCATCAGATGAAGTTTATTCAGATCAAGGGGCTCAGTAGTACCATTCCTCTTGATAACTTTTGTTCCGTTGCTCATACTCGTTTCCAATTGGTAAATTTAAGTTTTGCTTCTAAACCAGAATATGTGTTTGATTCTACCACCTCTTGGACGTTAAGTCCAGATAAAACCATATCATTAATATCTTTTTCTTTTATACTAGTTGGCCAAATGACGATTCTTTCTCCTCTGGAGATGGAAGTGGCATACCTGGAGACAATTTCTGTGTTTCTGGGTTCGTTATCATAGACCCTAACAAAATCACTGATACCCCACTTAGTAATATCAGCATCAGCTCCACACATAGCAATCGAGTTGCGTATGAAGAATGAGTCCAGTGGTCCCTCAGTGACATAGATTGTTTCCTCTTTTTTTGCATTGTCAAATCCATAAATTTTGGGAAAGTTTTCATTCAGTATAATAGTAATGTATTTAATTTTAGAATATTTTTTTAGACTACGACCTTGGAACCCTATGACTTCCCCTTGATTGATAAGTGGGATTATGATTCTTGGTTCATCTTGGTCTATAGATTCAAAAGTATATTTTTGTTCATTAGTCCACCTCTTAAAATGTTCACAGTAATATAACTGATTTAAGAAATTATCTGGAATTTTTCTATTCTTTAAATATACTTTTGCTGGGTGTTCATTATTTAGTTCTGCTATGGTAGGCAGGTCTATATTTTTCAGGATTTGGGAATTTTCAGGTTTCTTGAAAAACTTTGGTTCCTGAAAATTGAAGATGGGATCTGCAGTGTTGGATCCTTTGCCAGTCAATCCATCCTTATATCTTTCCATGACATATTGATCATGAAGTGTCACATCTAGATCCTTCAAAAAATGAGTAAAGGATTTTGATACCCCACAGTTGTGACACTTGAAGTTATGATCATTTTTATACTTGTAAATGTATCCCCTTGCTTTATTCTTATGCCTCTGAGAATCTCCACAATAGGGACACCTGAAATTATAAAGTCCTTGCTTCTTCTGTGAAAACTTTTGCAAACGAGAAGAAACCAATCCAATGTATTTGGAATCAATGAAACTCATTATAAAGGGGTATTACTTTGCTCTCTCTATTGTAATGGGTGCTGGTGCCTGTGTCAAGAAAGAAAATACTGGAGGAACAAATTTAATAAAGATTGCAACAACTGCTAACCCACCCAATACTTGCCATCTGAATTTTGAAATACTTTCTACTTTTTCTTCTACCTTTTCTATTCTCTCTCCTAGTTTTGCACTGATTTCATCATGTTGTTCCTTTGAAGACTTTTTAATATCTTCAATCATGGATACAATCAAATTATCAGTTCTATTGCACTGCTCAATCTTTTCATTGTGAACAGCAAGCATTTGACTAATATTTTGACTTGTCTCTCCAATCTTTTGAATTGCTGTATCAATCCTCTCCATCATCTGCTCATACACAGATAATCTTTCTTCTAAGATTGCAATTTTTGTATCTGTGGATGATGGAGGAAACATTTTATTTCTTCTTCTTTTTTAAAAGTTCTCTAAAAAAGTATGGTATTTTTTTATACTTAGTTCTTCTCAAATCAACAGGAGGTTCATCTGGTGGCAACCCTGACAATCCCCCACCAGTTGCTGTCATGTCTTCTCTAATGATATTTATTATTCTGTCTAATTTAGATAAGTCCATATTTTAAATTGATTGCAATATTTTTAAACAATTTTCATCAACAGGTATTTCATCAACAAAAGACTTTGGATATTCTGGAACTCTGTTTAAAAACACTAGGAATGTTTTCATTGATGACCAGAGTTCTTTTTCTATTTTAAAGAACAATAAAGGCAAAGCAGCATCATTAAAAATATTAAACACAATAATAAAATGATTAATCAGAAGATTTGTTTTTAAATCTCCTGTTCTCACATACTTCCTTAGTAACTTTTTAATATATTTGAATCTGCTTAAGTCTTCAAAAAAATCCTCTTGCGTTACCGCTTGAGGATTATCATAATGTTTTATTGCAAACAAAATATAATTATCTTCATTCAATTCATCAAATTTCATAGACTATTATGGGGTGAATACTGTTGCCCCAATTCCAGGATTAACATTATCATCATTAGCATCACCAAATGCTGTATAGGAAGGAGTTCCAGAACTAATGCCAGAGAATGCAACTAGAGTTTCTGACTTAACTCTTAGATTTCCATGCATATCTACATAAGTATGAATGCCAACCCAACCAGGATGAGCAACTGCATACTTAGTTGTTCTTGCAATTCCTGCTTCAGTTGGATCAATACCATAAATTCTATTGGTTGATGATGAGTTGCCAGACCCAGTTATAGTAGCAAAATTGGGATCATGCAGTACATACTTTGGTCTTTCAGACATAGTATAAGCAACTCCAGAAATTGCAGCACCACTCAAGAATTGGGTAGATCCAATTGAAAGTTGAGTTTGGGAAGTTATACCACTTATAATTGCACTACCAAAAGTTCCACCAACACCAATTGTAATTACATCACCAACTGTAGCTGCTGAAAATGATGTTCCAGAACCAGTTACAACTTTGGTAGCATAAGTAACGCTTACGGTACCAACTGAAAATACACTATCTGCTGTTCCCCAAAGAGCCATGTCTTGTACCTAAATGTTTTTTCTTCTTAAGTTATTTATAAAAATAGGAGACCTTTAAGGTCTCCTAAAAAATGATATGTTAATTTAATTATGGAGTTAAATCTTTAGCACCCTTTTGCTTCAGAACATTTTGTGCCTGAAGAAGAATGAGTGAAAGAATACCATTTGATTTTACTTTTGGATTTGCACCCATTGCCTCTGATACTGCAAACAGTACAGTTGCAATTAAAGCCTGATTAGCAATACACCATGCGACTAATGCTGACATAATGACCTCTATAGATAGTCAATTATATTTATTTTTTAAGACCCTTTAAAACCTTATCAGCAGCTGCTGCAAGTTTATCTTCCTTTCCTTTTACCTTTCTGTTTGCTTCAGGTGCTGCAGGTTTTGCAGCAGGAGTGGTTTGGACCTTACCTCTTTTGCCAGATGATCTCAAACCAGCAAGAACAGTTTCACCTTTGCTATGAATTTCAGCAGTTCTTTCTGCCTCTTTCTTTGCTGCCTTTCTTTGGGCATCAGTCATTGCATTTTTTGTTCTTTCTGAAGCAGGTCTTAGTTTAGATTTTTTAGGATCAAATCTTGCTTCAAAAAGAGGAGTTCTTCCTTCAACAAAAGCAATGACTGCTTCGGTTGTAGAAACCTTCATTCTCTGTGCTTGTTGAGCAACTTGGAAGTCTGCTCTTTCCTTAGCAACTTTTGCTCTTGCTGCCTTTGCCTTTGCAGCAGACATTGGATCTGCTTTTTGTCTTTCAGCATCTCCTTTTGCAGGCATACCATAAGTATCTGCTTCTTCAAGTTCATACTCTTCTGGAATAGAACCACTTCTTAATCTTGTAGGTGCAATATTATGTCTGCGACGATAATCTGCTCCATGTGCTCCCTTTGTTGGTGGAGTATAATAAGCACTTGTTTTAGATCTTCTTCTTTTATTTGAATCCATTCTTGCTTCAATATCACCTTTTTCCTTTTGGAACTTCATAATCTCTGCTTCTTCAAGTTCAACTGACTCATAAATGTCAATTAATTCTTCAATGCTAAACTGTTGAATATCATAACCTTCTTCAACTAGTTCCTCAATCCAAAGTTTGACTTCTTCTTTCACATGAGGTGCAGCCTTATAGGAAGAGTTTCCTGCTTTATAATTTTGCCATGCTTTAGTATTTGCCTTTTTGTCTGCATTGGTTACAGTCATTCTGGTGTCTTTTGGATCTTCTTTCTTTGGTTCACCACCATAAGTTGCTTCAGACACTGTTGGTTTTGTATTAATCTTATTGCTAATACCCTTTCTTACATCAATCTTATCGTTCTTGTCTGACTTACTGTGAAAATCTCTCTCTTCTTTTTTTACTTTCTTCTTGAAACTGTTTTTTACTTCTCCCTTCTCATATCCAATTCCATCTCCATCATCATCCCACCATCTCTTTGGTTTATCTTCGTTCTCTTTTTTTGCTTCTGCATTTTCTTCAGCAGGACCTTCCTTATGTTTTTTCTCGCCTTTTTCTTCTTTCTCTTTCTTTTCTTCAGAAAGATGAGGTTCTCTAATTGCAGAAAAGGTATCCGCCCAAATATTAGACATTTAATTAAAGTAACTAGTTCTTTTTTTATTTATACTAAAGCAACATCTTTAATCCAAGATTTGAACATGATGCCATCTTCTGTGACACAGATAAGATGATTAGCACCTGATCTAATAATTTCTCCTCTTAATCCTGTATTGCAACTCTCTACAATATCTCCAACTTTAAAAAGATTTCCAAATACATAATTTTCTCTTAGTCCTTGAACATCAAGATCAGGTGCAATTTGCCAAGTTTCCTTTACTTCTAATGATCCACCAAGTTCTCCAAATAATTGTTTGATTAATTTTGGTTGAACTCCAGTAGGCATTGCTTTTTTAAATGTTTCAAAGTCTCCAGATGCTGCTGCTTTTCTTGCAACAGATGAATTTTCTTCTGTATCAGGATCTTTTGGTCCAGAAGAAATTACATTAATAGAACTAAATTGATAGAGTTGACCATTCTGTTTTTTGGCAAGATTATCAATCTCAGAGCATCTTTCTGCACCACATACTATATTAATAGCAGTGTATCCCTCTTGGTTTAAGAATGCCAGAACATCAAAAATAGTTTTAAACTCTTCACTATCAATGATTCTATCTGCATACTCAGGGAACATTGCCTTCATATACTCAACCTTTACATCAGGAGATAAAGGATTCTTTTTCCCATCTTGAGTCCTAGATGGGAATATATAGAAGTTTCCACCAGATGCTGCTTTCTTTAAAGCATTTAAAAGATTTTTATGTGCTTTGGTTGGGGGATTAAACTTACCAAATGCAACAGTAACAACATCCCCACTAGGACCTTTCTGTTGTTTCTGAGATCCTCTTGCACTTGTTCCAGATGCTTGAGGTTTTTTAGTTCTTTCTGATGAAGTTGGTTTTGGTTTTGCACCAAGTCTCTTTGGTGCTGGTTTTGCTTTTGATAATTTATTAGACTTTATATCAGAAGGTTTTTGTGCTCCAGAAGTTTCCTCTTCTCCTTTCTTCTTTTTCTTTTGCTGAAGAAATTCAAGTTTACCTTTTACTGTCTGGGCTTTTCTGGCACCTTCTTTGTCTACCCAATATCCATGCCCATCACCAACATACCCAAGTTTTTTTGCTTGCAGCGCAGCCTGGGATGATCTTGCTTCTGTTATAAACTCTAAGAACTTTTTCATTTATTAATTTCTGAGTATATCAAATCCTGATTGTCAAGAATATACTGCAATCCTATGCTCTTCACATGTAAATATTTATCTTTCTTATCTTTCTTTTGTTTTTTATCTTCTGGGTCAGAATACTGATCTACAAAGGAAGAGTAAAATCTAGAAAAGTTTTCAATAGTTTTTCTTTTGAGTTGTTTCACTCTTACATATTTTTTATAAATTGGAATCAACTCTTTGAAAAAATCTTCCATCAGGATTCAAGTAAACTAAAAAGACCTCTTTCATTATTTACCTCAATTCCACATTCTTCAGTAAACTTCTCAAGATCTCTTCTAGAAGGATTAGACATTCTTTCCCTTGCCATAGCATGATAATCATCAGAAAGATCAAACCCAATATAATCATGACCAAGAAGAGTAGCAGCAAGACCAGTAGTTCCTGAACCACTATAAGGATCAAGAACAACACCAGGAGATTCCATTACTGCTTGAATGCATCTGAGAGGAAGAACAATAGGAAATGGAGCTGGATGAGGATTCTTCATCTCTGGACCAAACTTCCAAACACTGCCATAGTTTACAGATCTCCTAGGAAGTTTGGGACGCTTTGCTCCTTTGCACAACCAATAGATTCTCTCATCAATCTGAGTAAATCTGTATCCAGAAATCTCAGGACCACTGCCTCTATTCCAGATAATCTCTTCTCTTATGTGCCACTTAGTTTTAGGCAACCATGCCCAAGGAGAAGTTGCATTACCCTCCAGATATCTGACTTTATGATTATAGAAAAGAGAACCACCTTCTTTAGTTTTATCAAACAGAACATTCAGAAGTTCAATCTGTTGCTCCTGATAAACATCTTCTGGAAGTGAGTCATCAAACTTATCATATTCAATTTTACGAAACAATCCACCACCAATCTTCTGTTTGTTGTATGGTGGTGAAGTTACAGTACAATCAATGGAGTTGTCATCAAGTTGTTTTGCCAACTCAATGCAGTCTCCAGTCCTCAAGTCAATCATAAGGTCTCCAGTATTTTACCAGTATAGCACATCACTGGACTTTGATAAAGGGTCCAGAGAGGTCAGCTTGACTAATGTTCATTTTTGATGACAGAAAATAAGCATGAGTAATAAGTTCTGATATTTTTCCCTGTCTCTTTGCTTCTATAAACATTTTAATGTATCTAAGAATTCTTAATTTACTTCTCAATTTAACAGCAAAATTTTTTCCTGATGGATTTGGGGATTGATCATCTAACAAGATTGCTTTTTGTATAAACTCTTCAGGAGTTGCAGGTTTCCCCATGTAAGAAATATTTCCAAAACTTTTTTTAATTGTTCTATCTTGAACAATGTCTGCAAAATATTCTTGCCAGTATTTCATTTGCTGTTCTGTAAATTTTCCATTTAATGGAATATTGTAATTGATTGTTTCTCCTGTGTATTTTTTTACCAACTCCTCCATCTTTGGAGCAGGGATTGCACCATTTCTAGCAGTTGCATTTACATATTTTCCTTTGTTATTAGGAACTCTGTCTCTAGGTTCAGTGGCGTGGGCAGAAACACTAGAGACTTTACTCTCCCAAAAATATCTTTTAATGTATTTTCCTGCTTTGAATTGAGCTTCAAATGTCAATGAATTTCCAGCAAAATCATTTTCCCCACCTCTTTTTGTAATTTCCATATAGGTAAACATTTCACCTATAATATCACCTTCATGAACTTCAATTCCATCAGGACCAACATCCAAGTTTGTCTCATAGACATGAGATTCTGGTTCTGCCTTTGTTGGTTTTTTAAGAGAAATTCCAAGTAGAGATTTCTTTTTTAACAGTTGACTCAAATACGCATTTACTGTTCCAACAAAAACTTCAGGTGAAGTTGTTCCATCAGAAAATTCATCTTTCAAATGGTCTACCATTTGTTTAATTTTGCTTTCATCAGATGCCTTTACCATGTAAACATCTGTGGTATTCCAACTATCTTTTTTGCCAGTAAAGATTTTTTGCTGATCTTTATTGAAGATAGACCAAATGTAATCATAGATATCTGTTGATTTTCCAGCAGGAATAGTTTTTGTCTTTCCCCCATACCTGGCATATTTCCAAGAGGTATCTGTATTTCCTTCTGAGTGTCCCAGATATTTAATTAGTGCCTTTGCCTGTTTTAATAGACCAAGATACCATTCAGAATCCATATTAGGGAATTCTGTTTTTAGATCATTGTACAAATCTAAATCTTGATTTGGAGTTAAATCTGCTCCTTTTTCTACAGCATGGTAAAAAACAACTATAGAAGCTGCTTCAAAGAGATCTGTTTCTGCTGCCATTTATCTACAGTTTTATTATTATCTATCGTCTTCAGAACGATTTTCAGAATAGAAAACATCAAAAGCGCCACCAGGATAACGCTTCTCAAGTTTCTCTACATTCTTTGCAATCACCTGATCAATAGGAGTTTCCAATGCAATACATGCTTGCATAACATACCACATCAGATCACCAAGTTCAGTGAGAAGGTGGTCTTTATTATCTTCATTCCAGGGTTTACCTTGGAAGATCATCTTCTTAACAATTTCCAGGAACTCACCACCTTCAGCATTGATGCCAACCCCAGCAGTGAGAAGTCTTTCAATGTTAGCACCTTTACGATCCAGTTCAACAATGCGATCAGAGAAAGCAACAAAGTCTCTAGATGCATCAGAAGTTACAGCATCTACAAATTGTTGGTACTTATTAAAATCAACTTGTCCAGTCATTAGAATTTAAAACCTGCGAATTTACTTTGTTTTGGTTCGTCATCATTAGTATACTCTTCTTCTTGCCCAGAGTCAAGAATATCATCCTGTGCTTTTTGTTCACAGTCATAGAGTCTCATCTTTGCCCTATCAATACCAACAATGAACCTCTTGTTGATAGTAGGATCATTATATCTATTCTTCAATTGTTTCACCATAATCTGACCCAGTTGTTCCAACTCTTCTGTACTAATAAGGGCAAACATAAGATCAGCAGTAGCAGGGAGACCAAAGGACTCACTAGTATCAGTAAGTTCAACATCAGAATTCCCATAACCACTCCTAGTGGTTTGGGTA